AGCCAGTTGCCATAGTGCTTGTCGATGCGCTGGCCGCCAATCTCAATCTCAACGTTCTTGATGAGATTGTGGCCGACCCAGTTGAGCCAGCGGAACTGGGCGCCTGAGCCGTCCGTTGACTGGAGCGTAACGGCGGGGAGCGTGGCCTGGAGGTACATGCGGTGGATAAGGTCACCGTTGCGCTGGATCGTGCACGTGACCTTGCGACCGAAGCCAGGTGAGCCGTTGAAAGGGTTCTCAATGGACTCCATGGCGAAGTTCGTGTGGCGGCGGTAGACGACCTTGAAGAAGGTGATCTGGGGGTTACCTGTAAGGTAAACGTCCTGGGCGCCATAGGCGACAAGCTGCATAAGTCCACCTCCGGTCATATTGTTATACCTGTATAATAGAAAAAATTTTCAGGAAGTAGGATTTTTTAGGAATTTTATAGCTCCACCCGCTGCCGGGAGTAACTCTATTTTGGATAAAATTCGCAATTTCTTTGAACCTAAAAGACCAGCCCTCTAACGAATAGAATGGCGGCTTTTTTCAATATAAAACCTACAAGAAGAAGTAATCCAGAAGCGCGAACCACCCTTGACGCTCTTCATACATATCATGTTTCTCAAATAAAAGATAAGACAACTCATATTGATGAGCTGAAATCAGATTTTGCTAAAATCCAGGAAAAAAAGAGTCAGTGCACAAATCCAATTGAACTTTCTGTAATTGAGGAGAACGAGGCGACCCTCCAGAAAAATATTACGAATATCGAGTCAAACACTGAAATCTACGATTATTTCTTAAAGACTGGTGAAATTCTCTATAATTATTACGACATCCAGGATAAAATTCAGAGAGGTATCGACCCTGCTCCAAAGCGTGTAAATGTAAAGGCGAAGCCTGGAAGCATCATGGCAGCTCTAGAGGATGCTGCGAAAACGGATGAAACATACGTTGCACCGATATATTTACCACAAGAGAAGCGTGGAGAGGAGCTCCGCCGCGACAAGCTGCTAGAGGAGTATCTTCAGCGAATTGACCCAGCACACGCCCGCGGATCCCATGAGATTGAATTCGAGACCTTTGGCGACTGCCCTCATTGCGACACGGAGATGATTTTTTCAGCGAACGAGGCGGTTTTCACATGCTGTAATTGTGGATTCCAGGATTTCGTTCTTATTGATTCTGATAAGCCGAGCTACAAGGACCCGCCGCGTGAAATTAGTTACTATGCATATAAACGTATTAACCATTTTAATGAGTGGCTGGCGCAATTCCAGGCGAAGGAGAGTACTGAAATTCCACAGGAAGTGTATGATGCAATTCTGGTGGAGCTCAAGAAAGAGAGAATTATGGATTTCAGAACACTGAAGGCGTCGAAGGTCAAGGAAATTCTTAAGAAGCTGAAATTTAATAAGTATTACGAGCATATCCCGCATATTATTAACCGTTTGAACGGTCAGACAGGAGCCGTGATGAGCCGTGAAATTGAGGAGAAGTTGCGGTATATGTTTAAGGAAATTCAGCCATCGTTCCAGGCACATTGTCCGAAGGACCGTAATAACTTTCTGTCATATTCGTATGTTCTGTATAAATTCTGTGAGCTTTTGGAGCTTGATGAGTATCTGCCGTGTTTTACTCTGCTAAAAAATCGCGATAAGTTGTATATACAAGATAAGATATGGCAAAAGATATGTCAAGATTTGCGGTGGCAGTTTGTACGTTCTATATGACATGGGAGTTGGAAAAATTTACATTTTATACTTTCCGGTCGTCGTGTAAATTTGAAAAGAAAAAAGCACATTCTATAAATAGATATGGAGCAACCAAATATCAAAGCTCCCAAAAGCTTTCCAAATGCTAGTGTATATATACTAGAGTGTGTTGATGGCTATTATTATATTGGCTCTACCATTAATGATCCAAGATATAGATTAAATAATCATAAACAAGACTGCAAAAAATTCCCTGAACGATTTGTTTATAGTCATATTAATAATATTGGATGGGAGAACGTAGGGCTAAGAATTATAGAGAATTTCCCATGTGATACAAAGGGTGAACTTATTGCAAAAGAGGACGAATTTATAAACGCATGTATTCATGATGAGTTTTGTTTAAATCATATACGAGCATCTGTATCAAAGAGTGAACGTAAAATACAAGCATCAGACTATTATTTTAGAAATAAAGATATGATATTAGAACGCCATAAAAAATACCTTGAAGAAAACAAAGACAAAGTAGACGCCTATCATGCAAACTATAGAGTAGAAAATGCTGAAAAAAGGTGTGAATACACGCGACAATATAAATTAGAACATCCAGAAGAAGTAAAGGCAACGCAAAAGGCTTATTACGAAGCAAACAAAGAAGAAATTATTAAAAAGCAAACGGCATACGTTGAGGAAAATCGCGCTGAAGTTCAGCGTAGAAAGAAGGAATGGGCTGAAAAAAATAAAGATGCAATTGCTGAGAAACACAAAATATATACAGAAGAAAACAAGTCGGTAATTCAAGAGCGTGGCAAAAAATACTATGAGGAGAACAAAAATATTATAAAAGAGAAAAATAAAGCATATCGCGAAGCAAACAAAGAAAAGATGAAAGAATATTTGAAGACATACAATGCGGAAAATCGTGATAAACTAGCAGAATCACATACATGTGAGTGTGGCGGTAAATATTCATGGAGTCATCAAGACAGGCATAATGAATCTAAACGTCATAAGAAATATGTTGAGAGTCTGGCCGTTTAGCGGGTCTAATAAAAAGGCCCCAAAAATTCAGAATTACTAGATACTTTCAAGTAATTCCGAGTTTTTTGCTGAGCTTTTTTCCAAAAAAAGCTCTTTTTGGGAACTTTTTTCTAAAAAAAGCTCTTTTTGGGAACTTTTTTCTAAAAAGTTCAGCGCATAGGGAATCCAACGAGGTTCGCACCAAGACCTAGGCCAGCACCTGTGCGCGCCGAGGCACCAATGCTGGGGCTGACGACATCGAGGATGGCGAAAACAGCCGCGGCAACGAGGCCAAGGCTGACGATCTCATCGACGGGGAGTGAGCGCTTGGGGATGAAAACTGCAGCGACGGCGACGAAGAGACCCTCGACGAGGTACTTGATAACGCGATTTATAATCTCAGATGTGGCGTCCATATATTCAGTTCTAAGATATTTTAGTTGGAGCACCAAGTTAATAGTCTTCTGCGTATTACCACCTAAACTTCTTCCCAATACGACATTCAGAATGGCCGAAGAGCGTGAGGATTTCCTTATGGAGGACGCAGACGTACCAGGCCAGAAGTTCTGTCTTCTGAGTTTCTTAAGTCCGGAGAAGGTTCTCGCGAAGAAGGACCTTTTTTTCTTTGACAAGTTCCTCAAGTCTTTTGAGCTTTCATTCCGCGTCAAGACATTCGAGACGTACATGATGTCACAAATCAAGAGTATTAATGATAAGCTTAACGACGAGGCCGATGCTGCTGATGCAAAGGACCTCAGTGGTGCCGCGCAGACGCTGCGCGATGCTCGTGTCCGTGTTGACCTAGTGATGGATAGCCTTCAGGCTTACTACAAGCAGAAGCAGAGTGACCTCACCAGCTCAAAGCTTAAGGAGAACTTCGAGGATTTCATGTTTACCAACAAGGAGAAGCTGGAGGAGGAGTTTTTCACGCTCAATGAGTTTCGTACGAGCGTTCGGGGACTCAAGGTGCGCGGGTCGTATAACTCGAAGGAGGAGGCCGTGGCTCGTTCAAAGAAGCTCCAGCGTGCCGACCCGATTCACAACATCTTCGTGGCCGAGGTTGGGAAGTGGCTGCCGTGGGACCCTGCGCCCTCTGACGTACCGGAGCAGGAGTATGCGGAGGAGCAGCTTAACACGCTAATGAAGAAGTATAAGGAGAACGAGGAGGCGCGCGAGGAGTTCGAGCGTGAGAATCGTGCGACGGCCTCAAAGAAGAAGCCGGTGGTTGGTACAGATGGCTCGGCCCCTGAGGCGGTTGCACCATCTGAGATGCCTTCAAGCGCGGTGGGCCCTGAGTATCATTCGATGTTTGGCGGGGATGGGCCGGCGGATCTTGCGATTGCTCGTAAGATGGAGCGGGATGGCGCGAACTAAATGGCCTTTTTAAAAAGGCCCGCCCTTTTTATAAAAGGGCCCAAAAACTATATTTATTAGGGAATTGCTAATATCCTAATAAATATATTACAGAATCAAGTTTTTTTGCCGAGCTTTTTTCCAAAAAAAGCTCTTATAGGCCATACCCAACAACATCATTCGTGCTAGGAGCCGTGACCGGGCGACATACGTTCTCCTCGCAGAATTCACCCTCATCACACACTACGCCCTTGCAATCCTGCGTGCGGAATCCCTCGGGGAAAAGGGGGGCAAAAGCATTGCGAATCACAGGAAGAAAGGCAACAACGCATACTAAAACTAAAAGTAGGCCAAGAAGACTATATGCGCCCTTTGGGATACTCATTCTGTAAGGCTAAAAGATTATATGATGGAGTCATAGCCGGTTTTGCCCTTAGGGCAAAACAGGGGGGCTGTGGTAACTCCCGCCGATTTTGCCCTAAAGTTTTTAGGGCAAAACCGGGAGCGGATTTTTCTCAACAAGCGGCACGGGTTCAGTAGAAATACAGAAGCCATTCGCACATTTACCACTGCAAGACTTCAGGCCTACTCCACAACGGCGGGACCCACGAGGTGCCTGCTGGAACGGCTCAGTAACCACATGAATCTTCTGAATATATGGCTGTATTCTTATGTAACGATCCGCTACTAATAAGACTAATGCAATCCCTAAAAGGGATATTATAGCCCACTTCATCTAACGAGATGTGCCAAACTTATTTGACACACTCTCAGCTCTTTCTAACATTAATGGACGGCCCCTTCAGCTTCCGCGCAGCATTCGGGTCATAGGGATTAATCTCATCCTGCTCCCTATCCCTATTATACTGTGCCGAGTGCTGCCAGAATTGCGCCGCCCCAATACGAAAATCAGGATGCGTATCAGCCCTGTACCAGAACACGCAATCCTCTAGCTTCGCGCTCAAACTCGTGTTGTCAATAACGATGCACTCATAATTCTGAGTGCACTGGTCCATAATCTGACAGAAAAATTCAAAACTCGGGAAAGCGGCAGCATAGTTATCAAAGATACGCTTTCTGTTGTTGAGATAAGGCTCGCGCAGAATAAAGACAAAATCTACGTTGGTACGGAGGGCCGGCTGAATACCGAGAGGGTACTGCATAGTAATCAAAAAGAACACCTTCTGGTGACGACCGTTCATGAAAAGGTAGCGAATATTCTTATCGTG